GTCGGCTCGTCGGGCTATCGCAAGCTGGTGACGGTGGGCGGGATCAGCTCGGGCTGGGCCGCCGAGAACGCCGCGCGCGGCGATACCGCGACGCCGAACTTCGCCGAGATCGTGCCTGCGATGGGTGATCTCTATGCCAACCCCGCGGCGACGCAGGCAATGCTCGACGACGCCGCCTTCGACGTCGAGGCGTGGCTCGCCAACGAGATCGCCACCGAATTCGCCCGTGCCGAAGGCGCCGCCTTCGTGGGTGGCGACGGCGTCAACAAGCCCAAGGGCTTCCTCACTGCGCCCAAGACCGCGCAGGACGACGGCGTTCGTCCGTTCGGCACGCTGCAATATCTCGCCACCGGGGTCGACGGCGATTTCCCCGCGACCGAACCCGAGGACAAGCTGATCGATCTCGTCCAGTCGCTGCGCTCGCCCTATCGCCAGGGCGCGGTATTCGTGATGAACAGCTTTACGCTCGCGATCATCCGCAAGATGAAGACCGCGGAGGGCGCGTTCATCTGGGCGCCGGGGCTGAGCGCCGGGCAGCCCGATATGCTGCTCGGCTATCCGGTGGTCGAAGCCGAGGACATGCCCGATATCGGATCGGGCACCACGCCGATCGCGTTCGGCAATTTCAAGGCGGGCTATCTCGTCGCCGAGCGCGGCGAGACCGCGATCCTGCGCGATCCCTTCACGGCCAAACCCTATGTCCACTTCTACGCCACGCGGCGGATCGGCGGCACCGTTTCCAACTCGGAGGCGATCAAGCTGATGAAGTTCTCGGCCGCCTGATCCTCCGCCGAGCTGGTGTCGCGCGGAAGCCCGATCCCCTTTCCGGGTCTCTGCGCGGCACCTTGTTCTCGTCCTCCCCCGCAAGGGGAGGTGGCATCACGCCGCGATGACGGAGGGGTGGAGGCCGGGCGAGACCGACGCCAGGTCGCGCGTCCGTGCCGTATCGCCCGCCTCCACCCCTCCACCACCGGCTTCGTCGGCGGTCCCCTCCCCTTGCAGGGGAGGATGCCGTTATCCTTCCCAGCAGGAGCCCGCCCATGCGCCGCTTCCTATCCCAAATCGGCGCCGCGCGATGAGCGTCGCCCCCGATGTCGCCGCCGCCGCGCTGGCCGACGCCAAGGCCTATCTGCGGCTCGATACCGCCGACGAGGACGCGACGCTCGCGACGCTGATCGGCGCCGCGAGCGCGCTGTGCGAGCGCTTCACCGGCCTCGCGCTGTGGCTCGTCGATCGCAGCGACACCGTGCCCGCGATCAGCCCGGAATGGCAGCGCCTCCCCGCGACGCCGGTGAGCGCGATCGTCTCGGTGTCGACGCTCGATCCGGTGGGCGTCGTCGCGACGCTGCCGGTCGACGCCTATGCGATCGACATCGATGCCGGCGGCGACGGCTGGGTGCGGCTGACGCGCCCGGTCGCGCTGGCGCGGCTGCTGGTCGGCTATCATGCCGGCGTTGCGCCCGACTGGCCGTCGCTACCCAAACCGCTGCGCCAGGGCATCGTGCGGCTGGTCGCGCACTGCTTCGCGCATCGCGACGCGCCCGACGATGCCGGGCCGCCCGCTGCAGTCGCCGCGCTGTGGCGGCCGTGGCGGCGGATGCGGCTGGCATGAGCGAGTTCGCCGGCGGGCTCACGCAACGCGTCTTCGTCCAGCGCCGCAGCGCCGATCGCGACGATCTCGGCGGTGCGGACGGCAGCTGGGCGACGCTCTCCCAGGTCTGGGCGGCGCTGGCCCCGATCGCGCCTGCGGCCTGGGGACAGGGCGACCGGCCCGGCGCGAGCCCGCGCTGGCGGGCAAGCCTGCGCACCACCGACGTGCTGCCGGGCGACCGGCTGCAATGGCGTGGGCTGCTGTTCGCGGTGCGATCGGTCGAGGCCGATCCCGCGCTGCCCGATCGCCTGACCCTCGTGCTGGAGGAGGATCGATGACAACTATCCCGAATCTCTCGCCCGCGCTGGTCGCGGCACTCGCCGGCGCGGAGGCACGCGCCGCCGCCGCGATCGCCGCGGAGGTGCCCGCCGATGTGCGTGTCGCACTCACCGACGACGGCATCGGGCTGACCGGTCGCGCCCTCTCGATCCGCGCGCAGACCGACAGCCGGCTGCGCGACTTCGCCGGGCTGCTGCGATGAGTACGGCGGCCCAGGCGCTCCAGCGCGCGCTCGTCGCGACGCTGCGCGCGGCGCCGTTCGCGCCGCTGCTGACCGGGATCTACGACGGGCCGCCCGCGGAAGCGATCTGCCCGTTCGTCGCGATATCGGATGGCTCGACCGTCGACTGGAGCACCAAGGACCGGCGCGGGCGCGAGCATCGCCTGTCGATCGCGATCTGGGACGACGGGCTGAGCCCCGCGCGGCTGCACGATCTGCTCGGCCAGGCGCAGGATGCGATCGAGGCGATGCCGCCGACGCTGCCCGGCCACGCCATCGCCAGCCTCGTCTTCCTGCGCGCCCGCGTCGTCCGCGATCCCGACGGGCCGTGGGCAGGGCGTCTCGATTACCGCGTGCGGACGCTGGAACTCCCCCCTCCCTGAAAGGGGGTCGGGGGTGGGTGGTGGCTTGGCGATACGGCCGCCTCGCGCACTGACCCGTCCGTAGCGTCCAGCCAACACCCACCCCAACCCCTCCCTTGAAAGGGAGGGGCTTCAGAAGAAGAAGGAGAAATCCCATGCCTGCAGAAGCTGGCAGTGCCTTCCTGCTCAAGATCGGCGACGGCAATACGCCGCCCGCCTTCACCACGGTCGCGGGCTTGCGCACCACGATGCTTACCATCGCGGGCGAGCTGGTGACGATCACCAACAAGGATAGCGGCGGCTGGCGCGAGCTGCTGTCGGGGGCTGGCACGCGCAGCGTCTCGGTCGCGGGCAGCGGCGTGATCACCGGCTCGGCGGCGGAGGCGCGATTGAAGGCGAATGCGCTCGCCGGTACGATCGACGACTATTAGCTGCGCTTCCAGAGCGGCGAGACGATCCAGGGTCGCTTCCTGCTGACCAAGCTCGATTATTCGGGCGATTTCAACGGCGAGCGCTCCTACACGCTCGCGCTTGAATCGTCGGGCCAGGTGGCAAGCTCGTGAGCGCCGCGGATACGGCCGCCGCCCCGCCCGCCAACCCCGCGCGCGGCGAAGCGACGCTGACGCTTGCCGGCCAGCCGATGACGGTGCGGCCGAGCTTCGCCGCATTGGTCGCCGCCGAGCAGGAGGTGGGGCCGCTGTTCGCGCTGGTCGAGACTGCTGCGGCGGGCAAGCTCACGCTCGCCGACACGGTCGCGCTGATCTTCCACTGCCTGGTCGACAAGCCCGGTGACATGACCACGCAGAGCCTCGGCGACGAGATCGTCCAGGTCGGCATCGCGGTGCTGACCCCGGTGCTGCAGACGCTGCTCGGCCAGATCATCAAGGGGCTGTGAGCTTGATACCCTCTCCCGCTTTGCGGGAGAGGGAGGGCCCCGCCGCCGCAAGGCGGTGGGAGGGTAAGGGAGTGACGTAGCAGCAGGCGCTCCGCTCGCGGATACGTCATTCCCTCACCCCGACCCTCTCCCGCAAGCGGGAGAGGGGGGAGGAGACATCATGCCTCATTTCACCACTAACGCCACCCGCCTCGCCGGCCTAGCCGCCGCGATCGCCGGGTGGCGGCCCGACGAATTCTGGCGCGCGACGCCGGTCGAGCTCGAGACCGTGCTCGCCGCCTTCGTGTCACCCGAGGCGACCGCCGCCACGCCCCCCGATGCTGCGACGCGCGCGGCCTTGCAGGAGCAATTTCCCGATGGATGAGACGATCGAGACGCTGATGATCGGCGTCCGCGCCGACACCGCGAGCTTCGCGCAGGATACCGCCACCATGCAGGCGTCGCTGCAGAACTCGCTCGGCCAGGGCGCGGACAAGGTGGGCAGCCTGATCGAGTCCAGCCTCGCCAAGGCGGTCACCTCGGGCAAGCTCGGCTTCGCGGACCTCGAGAAGAGCGTGCTCGCGGTCTTCGGTACGATCGCGGCGCAGACGGTGTCGGACGGGCTGTCCTCGCTGCTCACCGGGATGGCCGGTGGTGGCGGCCTGGCGACGCTCGGCAGCAGCCTGATCGGGGCGCTGATCGGATCGCCCGGCCGCGCGACCGGCGGGCCGGTCTCGCCGGGCAGGCCCTATATGGTCGGCGAACAGGGCCCCGAAGTGTTCGTGCCGGGCGCGGCGGGCAGCATCGCGCCGGCCGGTGGCGCGCCAGCCGCGCGTTCGGTCAACGTCGCGATCAGCGTCGCCGCGCCTGCCGGCACCGAACCGCAGGCGCTGGCGCGATCGAGCCGCCAGGTCGCGCGCGCAGTCAGCCGCGCGCTGGCGCAGGCGGATCGCTAAGATGGGCCGGAGCATGGGGTGGTGGCTGGCGGGTGATGCCGACGCCGTGCGTGCGCAGAAGCGCGAGGTCGGCTGGGTCAAGCGCTTCGATCCGCGCTTCTGGACGGTCAATTTCCCACGCCCGATGATGGCCGCGGTGACGACCACCGGACCGCAGGCGATGCGCATCGACGCGGTCTTTTACCGCACCGACGATCTCGCCGGGCTGATCTGGGCCTCGACGGACACGGTCGACCACCCGTTGCTGCGCTACGAGACCTCGGGCGACTATCGCGGCTGCACGCTCGCTTTCCGCTGGCGCTCGCAAGGGCTGATGCCGCTCGATGCTATCAACGGCCCGACGCTGACGATCGAAGGTCGTGACGCTGCGGGCACCGCGCGCAGCTGGTATGTCCGGCTGTGGAACTATGCGACCGGCACGTCCGAGGATGCGCAGGTCTCGATCGACTTCGGTGCCGT